TAACCTAGCCAGGTCCAAGACCAATGTTTATGGGCTGATTGGTCAACAGCGTAGTAGCCTGGCAAACACTGAGCATCCACTATTGCAAGTTGATGCTCATACGTTTGCTTAGCTTGCGCTTTTTCTCTGCTAAGTTCCTTCCGAAGGAACTCGCACCAACTTGGTGCGCGCTTTGGTAATACCTTATAGCGAAGCATGAGAACACGATGTTCAAATCTTTGAAGCGATGTATTCCACCGCCTCTTGAAGAGAACATCGTTACTAGCACTAGGAGAAGTCCGGATGGTCATGGGAATGAGCATCTCGGTCCTAGGATATGAGTATCCCACCGCATCTTCGATTACTCGAATCAACGAATGAGAATCCTCATAACCGAACTTGGTTATGAATTCATTTGCCAAGTCCGCACTAGCTTCGAGGCCACTACCGATATTGCTGAGCATTTTGCGAACCCGAACAGGGGTGACATCATTACCATAATGGTAATCACCTCCGCAAGATTCACGAAATGGCCCAGTGACATAAGACTTCGATCGGTTGACTAGAAGTCCAACCGATTCCAGCCCCGCTGTTATCCAGGCTGCATGCCCCGGATCGCAGACGATGTCATCGCCATATACGTACACGTCTGGCGCATAAAGAGCCAATCGCTTACTGACGTTATTCCTAAAAGAATAATCATCATAGGTCGAGAGGTCTCTATGACGCATTGCGACGAGACGTAGCGTAGCCACCGCACACGCCCAAAAGACGAGTGCTTCAACTGGGAAACAACAAGAACTACCCATAGGGGCAAACTTGTTAAGTTTAACCACAACACCGTTTGGTAAGAGTGTACTCTCGGAGCGACAAGCTTCAAGACACCTGACCCATTCAGCGGGAAAAACCCGCCGAACAAGTTCAAGTGACACTCTATCCGAAGCATCTTTAAGGTCCATTGTCGCGAACTGGCCTGTAATACTGCCAATCCGTGCTAGGTCCCTATTGATGCCTTGGTCGATAAAATTAACTCGACCAACGGTTAGTGAATGGTTCTCAAGAAGGTCGTACAGTTTTCGCATGATCCCCTGCTGAATATACATTAGTTCAGCAGGTTCGCACGAGATTATGCGCGGCCCTCTCGAATCCTTTGGCACAAGACAAACACGTGCCATAGGCTCACGTTCAGAAGAATGTGCAAGCTTATCAAATTCATCCACCAAATGAGTGGGTGAAAGAAAGAAATAAGTTGCATAATCATACACTTGGTCGAGCTTCTCATAATAGCGAAGCTCGTGCCACTTGTCATGATTGGGAGTACGGCAGGCGGTTGCACCGCTGCCGTGGCAAGGCCTTATCTCGAGGGGATCTGTGTTACACAGAATCCTTCCAATAAGGCCTCGCATCTCAGTGACTATGTCGCTAGTTGAAATAACTCCTTGTAACCTTGGATCAGAGAATGACCCAAGTACAGGAGTACTGGCAGCATAATCAATGCCACCAAGATCAGAATCAGTTTGGATAAACTGATCGAGATACTCGGTGACCCGTTCTTCATCATGTGGAACCTCCAGTTTATAGAATATGTAAGAAAGCTGTCTTACACAGTCCACGGCTACGGAGTTGCCGTCAATAGCCAGCCTGATTGCTTTCCCCAAGAAAATTGGTATTCCGTCTTCATCGCATTGCTGCGAATCAGGCGGATTCCACATATTGGTAGAATGGAAAGAATCAAGTGCTCTACCTAATTCAGGTAGGACTCTGGTTAAATAGGACAACCCCTCATTGCTCGCTCTCCGTCTAAAGGTAAGTAAATCTTCCTTTTCGACGAATCGCGAGTAGCGACGGTTGATCGCTAGGTTCTCCCACAAAAGGAGAAGGCTTTTCAGGTTTCCATCGAACATGGTGGACCTCCAAAAAGTATCCCTAGTACGATGCAACGGCTTTTCCAGCATAACTGGAACTCACCGTTCCAGCTACACTCCGCTCTAGAAAAGTTCCCAAATGATATCCGTCAGTTAGAACCTAGTCTTTAGAAGCATAATCCCAACTCGAGTTAATTCGTCGAGTAAGGCGTGCTTGAACTGTCGGCCCTTGTTTTCTTGGGGCTTACGGTCTTCGCGCTTCTTAGGCTTTTTAGGACTAGGCCTATTGCTAGACTTCATCATTTAGGACAGCTACGACGTTGGCGTTAGCACCGCCTTCTATGCAGAAGTCGATCAAGCGATTGACTTCCTCAAGAATAACGGTATTCGTCAACGCAGTATTCGGGGGCCGTACGATCACCATATAAACGGAGACCGTTCCCGGCACGCCAAATGCGTCCACCTCAGTTCTATCGAGGCGGATCATGTGACGCGCTTCCCCGCCTTTCCCTGTCTCATGAGAGACAGTCAGTTTCTTTTCGTTCGGAGCCGTAAGGCCCGAAACGGCAAAAACTGATTTATTCTGATCGGCGAAACGTTCGGTATAAACAACTGTGTTTGTATCGACGTCCGTCGCAGAATCTTTGGAAAGTGTTTGAGTAGTAGCTAACATACTTCAGAATCATCTCCCCTCCATGAGGGGATGTTAGTGCCCTAATTGAGCGGCCTGTTGAGATCGTATTTCTACGATCAATATGATCCTGCCCTAACGGGCGAGGACCGTAGCAAGCGATATACCTAATACCGCTTGGTTCACCGTTGGTAGACGCCAGCCAGCATCGATAAAACTTTGCTCGGCTGGGCCAATGGGCACACGCTCGAAGTATTTCCGAGTTGTAACCCAATACGGCATAGTGAACTTCTCCGGAAGAGTGAAAACATCCGGATCGCAATTAAATGCAGAGTTCACCGTTACGTATTCTTTATATTGAACATAACTGTCAACATAAAGGAAGGGAAGTTCCAGTGTATCATACTTGTGACGCTCTAACCACGAACCAATGTCAAAGAACCAATCTAAGACAAAGGTGAATGGCAAAGCATCCCATATGATTCCTGGATTCAGCTCGAAACCAAGAGCATCTAAATATGCTCTCAGCATCATCTTATATCCACGCGTGACCTGGAATGGTTGCGGGCGATATGTAAGACCAGCTGACTTTAAGCGCTCTACAGAGCCGCTCCAGCTTACCGTACCAGAAGCGTACGGCACGCTGCCCGACTTGGAAGTAACCTCCGAGAGAAACCCCCGCTTAGACGATAACGTCTGATTGGCGGCTTTCTCGAATTCGTTGATACGGTCAATTAACCCCTGGAGTGTGGCCACCATAGTCCGAATATCGGACATAAGTGGTTTCCATCCAAACGAATAGTTTAAATGGGCTCCAGCGGCATTCTTAGCTATACCAACTTTGCTTTTCCAGATCTTGAATAACTTCCCAACATCATCTAATTCCACAAGGAAATTAGGCAATGAAAGGGTAGTTAGATCCGGACGGAGATTAGCATATTCATTGTTAATATCCGTCAGGGCCGAGCCATAGTAGGTAGGGACTCCCGCAATGTTTAATTGCGTCGGACCATACGCTGTGGATACGGCTAGATCATGAGCGAGACGGGAATGTCGATGGCCATCATGCCAGTCACAATAGTGATTGACATGGCCAGCTGATATAAAAGTAAGCCGGAACGGAGTTCCAGCATTACCGCTATACATGACATTCGATTGTAAGTGCTTACAACTATTTGAGCGGAATCGTTCTGATCTCCGCTTAGTAGAGTAAGATATACTACTGCTCTTCTCGAAAACGGTAACGCTGGAAGCGTTAGCGTAGATGGACTCGAACTGCCCAAGAGTGTTAACATGATCACTCCGGGGCAACGAAACCACACGAGGGGGCATCGTATATTCCTTGTGACGAGTTTGTCCAAGGCGCACTGACATATCTCACCTCCGAAAAGCTAGTACCTTCCAAAATACGAGGGTCTCTCGACCCGAAAGGTTGCTCCTCCCCATGGTATGGGGGGGG